CTGAACAATACTCTCACTATATTCTAAACAAATAAAAACATGGCAAATCATTGTTATAACACAGCGTGTATTGAAGGCAGTCAAGAGATGCTTGACCTATTCGAAAAGAGATTAGCAGAAGCAACCACAAACGAAACTGAGCACCTATGGTGGGAGACATACTTCGCTGTGCTAGGTAAACCAGTCGAGGAGGGAGTTTCCTATGAGGTATTTGGCTCTCGATGGTTCCGTCCATTTTGGGAGAGACATACAGCAACTAGTGGTGTGCTATCAGGAGATAGTGCGTGGTCACCTGTGTCTGAATTCTTTCTCAAATTGTCTGAGGTATATCAATTCGAAATCGAATCAGAGTATGAGGAGGGTGGTATGGACTTCGGTGGCTGGTTCCATTGTATCAATGGCGAGGTTACCAAAGATGAGACTACAAGTTACCACGTCTATCGCTTTACCCAAGAAGATGACGAGTTCTTCTATAGTACCCTAGAGAATGCAGAGGATGGGTATTGGGATTCTATTAATGATATGGATCAAGAGTTTGTTGCTATGTTATCTGAGACCCAAAAACAAGAATTAAGCGAAGCAATAAATAAACAGCGTGAAAACTAAAACAATCTATCCCTTTCAAGAAGGCGAACACTATTTTACCATTGAGGATGGTGAGATTGTAGAGTCCATATGGGATAGTATATCCGAAGAATTACATCACCCCGATAAGCAATATTTCTCAACCTTAGAAGAAATTCCAAACACAAACCTACCAATCTACCTACTATGAAAATTGAAACACATTGCCCACTATTTCCAGGGTTCTACAACACCATCTTTGAACCCGATGCAGAGAACGAGATATACTCGTACAACCAAGATAATGATACAGATCTATCGTATGATGATTTCGAATGGGACTATGATGACTATCGAGAAAGGGTAGCATCAACATTTGTAGAATGTTTCGAACGCAACTTCCAAGACATCATGCTTGCTGATATTACGTATCAAAATATATCAAGCCCTGCCTACTATAACTTCTCCAATGACTCAATTAATATCGAGGTTGACTTTGACTTCGATCGATTCATGCAGATCGTTAATGAGAACAAGGAGAATATCAGTCAGTACATACTTGAGAACTACACCTCACGTGATGGCTTCATGTCCTTCCACAGCAACAATGTGGATGTATGGTGCGATCCAGAGTATGTACTAGAAAAGAAAGAACATAGAGTAGGTGCCCTTATGGAAGCATTGGCTCACCACTTTATGGATTTAGATGATATCTTCTATTGGACAAGCTCAGAAACATACATTCACTATAACGTAAAAACAAAATGAATAAAGCAACACTCATAAAATCGCTCACCAAAAAATATCCCAAGATTGGCATCATGGCCGATGGCAACGGATGGATTCCCAAATCAGATGACTCCTTTGTCATCAGTGCTGAGGATGGTATCATGGATCACCGAGGATACGATATGTTCAACTATTGGACAGAGAATTATACCTACTACGAATTCGGTGTAAGTACTGAATTGACTGAGTACTTGGAAAAGCACGGATGGTACTGCCAATGGGTTAATCCCGGAGTTGTATCAGTTTATAAAGACTAATTATTTGCATTAATACATTTTTATACTATATTTGCACACCCAATCAACACTAAATTAACATTATGTACTTAGGAACTATTTTAGAACAGCTCAGAGACGAGCACAAAATCGCAGCACCATTGTGTATGCTGTGGACAGCGGATGATGTTCGTAGACATCTCCCTGAGGGAACAGAAGTAAGCGATGACTGGTGTATGCGTACACTGGATGATGCCCTTGTTGAACAAGAAGAACGCATCGTAGAAATGATCAATGAGATTATCGCCAACCATATCGAAATGATAAAAGATGAGCAATAAACAACAGACGGCAGTGAAGTGGTATCTTAAAAAAATACTCGATTTGGATAATTTATATACAAAAGGACTAATAACTTTTGGAGTTTACAGCACCACAAAAGTTTATTTGCAAGAAAAAGCCAAAGAAATGGAGAAGCAAAAATTGGAAGATGCTTGGGTTGAAGGGGTTAAAAATTGGAATCCAAGTAAAACTTTTGAAGATTATTACGAAAAAACCTACGGAGGAGGTGAGCAATGACAAATACAAATATGCCAACTTACTTGTCAGCAGTTGCAATTGCTATGAGTAACTCAGAAACTTACTATGGTAAAGTAAGAACAGAACAAAAATCACCGCTTAGCAAAAAAGCGGTTAAGGCAAGGAATAAAAACAAAAGAGCAAAACAAGCCCGTAAAAAACAAAGGAGGTAACAAATGACAAACAATAAACAACAAACGGCAGTGGACATCCTATGTGGAAAGTTAGCAATGAAGTTAGGCATACCACAAGCAATTACTTTTTACATAGACCATCAAGAAGAAATCAGAGAAGCCAAAGAAATGGAAAAGCAAAGAATTGAAACCGCATACAACAAAGGAACAGTTCATGGAATTGATTATCCTGAAAGTACACTACCAATAACTGGTGAGCAATACTACAACGAAACCTACGGAGACAATAAGAAATGATACGGATAGTAGTACACGATAAGCAATGGTTCATTGACAGGATCGGGAAAAGGATTTACAGAGAAAAAAATGTCTGTAATTGCGAAAGGTGTACCAAAGTTCACGAAGTAGGGCTAATAATAACAGATAAGCAACACGCCATTTATTTATACAATTGCCAAGAATTAGATTTAATTTATTACGATAAAGAAGATAAATGATAGACGAAATAATTAATAACGGAGAGTACAGAGCACCCCTATTTGATAAGAACAAAAGGCTCGAACAGTTCGCAATCACACTGCCATACGAAGTACGTAACGAGATTGATGGAATAAACATACGCCAATTCATCACAGACGGTGTATTGGATTTCATGAATCAGTACAAAGACAAGGCGTACAAAGACAAGGTATGGATCTGGGTTCACGCATTAGAATCCTTTATCACCATAGAAGGTTTTATCAATACAGATGATGAGGATGAAGCTAAGGAATTGGCCTCAGAATTTAATTACGATTGCTATTTTGATTTAATCGAAGATGAAACAATTTATATTTAATCAGCTAGAAGAAATAGAATTCGCACCGCTAGAGAAAAACTATCAGACTTATGTAAATAAGTTCAATACGGAAAAGCAAGCCCTTGATGCCCTTGAGTTTAGAATCCAAGAATTCTTAAGGCACACCGAGTTTAACAAAATGCATAGAGCAAACAGAGTTAATCTCAGGCTTGCTGTAAACAAGGCACTGATACCAAGGATGGAGAAGTACTGCAACGAAATGAATATAAACAAAAATGAATTCTTACAATCGGTAATGAAATGGACAAGAAGGCAGTAGGTTACATACGTGTATCGACAGATATGCAAGCAGATAAGGGTACCTCCTTAGACAACCAGATAGCACGCATCCAAGAGTATGCCCAACTAAAAGGGTTTATACTGGAAAATATTTTCGAGGATGCGGGTTATAGTGGAAAAAATACTAAGCGACCAGGGTTCCAAGCGATGTTTAATCGACTAAGAAAGGGGGGTGTCAGTGCTGTTATCGTATGGCATAGCACACGTTTCGCCCGTAATCTTAAGGATAACATCGTGCACATGGCTGAGCTAGAACAGAGAAAGATTAAGTTCTTCTCTATCGAGGAGCCAGAGATGTCGGGTTCATCAGGCAAGGCAATGCGTAATCTAATGGCCGTCTTTGCTGAGTACCAATCAGATGTCACTGGCGATCACACACGATCAGTCAAGGCAAACTTAAAAAAGAATCTTAAGACCTACTGTGGTAATCCTCCATTGGGATTCCGTAATCAGGACGGTCAATTAGTTATAGTGGAGAAAGATATGGAGACCGTTCGTAAGATAATGGGTCTCAGATCACAAGGTTACAGTTACAACAAAATAGCAAACAAGATAAATGAATACAGAAATGGAAATAAAGGTGGAAGATTCTATGCAATCAGCATTAGTAAAGTATGTAACAATCCCATCTACTCTCTTATTGACCAATGAGGAGAAAAGGAAACTGGTTAACTTGATGGAGGCTCTGTATGAAGTGACGGGTGTACTGCCTCAGTTATATATGAGCACCAAGAGCAGAGAGACTGCTTACGTTCGTCTGAGACAAATCGCAGCGTACTGCATTCGCAAGAATACTCGCCTATCTCTAAGAGAGATTGGTATCATGCAAGGGTTCAGAGATCACTCAACTGTTATACATTCATGGAAGTTGGTTAGTACGTGGTTAGATGGTATACCCGGTTATAGTTACGAAAAGAAATTAGTTGAATCAATAATGGAATGTTATGGAAAAAAATGTGAAGCTACTGTTTGAACACCTACTAGAAAGAGTACACGGACCAGCGTGGAAAACTAGGGAACCTGAGATTGCTCTCCTACTTAAACGTACCTCTCTGTTTGAGCCTCCTACTATTGAAGAGGTGGAGAGTTATTTAAAAAGTATGAAAGTCCGAGACCCAAAGAATAACGCCCTCAAGTGGCATAACTTCTACGAGTCCAAGGGTTGGATGATTGGCAAGAATAAAATGAAGAATTGGAAATCAGCTGTGAACACATGGCAATTCGAAAAAGATAATTTAATCATATGAAAATCAAGATAGACAAGGACTTAAATGTCCACATGGTAAATGAGAAATGGAAGTATACGACTCTCATCATTCTCTTCTCCACGCTCGTTGGATCGATTATTTATCTGATCAATCAGGAGGAGGACATCAAAATAATTTATAAGCAATGGGTCTCAGAACCAGAGGACGATCTGCCAATCAAAGAGGAAGCATGGGTTAAGTATTTAGTAGAGCAAGGCTGTGTATTGCCTAACATCTGCATCGCCCAAGCCAAGGTAGAGAGCGGGTTCTGCAAGAGCAATGTAGCCCGCAAGGCACACAATCCATTCGGTATTACGTATCACAAGTGTAAATATGTCGATAGCAAGTACGGTGTGTACGCCAAGTATAAAACATGGAAGGATGCCATCAACTGTTACATCCACATTCAGGATAACTATTTACGCAATATCGATGGGCGATATGCCAGCGACCCAAACTATGTCAAAGCGATTAGAGAAGTTAAGTGATTATTTATTTTTTTTCATTATTATTGTAACCCTAATAGTAATTTTTTATGCTACAGAAACTATTTGTAAGAATGTTCAAAGGCGCTTGGAAGCCAAGCAATACGATCCAAGAAGCACGACCTTACGTATTTGAGTACGATAGGGCGGTGCCTGGTTTTAATGAATTCACACAAAACTTAATCAACCACAGATATGACACCAAACGACATCTCAGTACTAATGAACTTGCTCCACAAACTTCAAAGAGAGGTAGAGGAGTTAAAGGAAGAAATTAAAAGATTGGAAGAAAAATTAGAATTTTATGAAGGCGATAATTGAATTCAATCTCCCCGAGGATAACAATGAGTTTACCTTGATGAACAATGCATCTAAGTGGTATAGTTTGGCATGGGAATTAGATCAGCACTTACGGGCTCAGACCAAGTATGCTCCTGATACTATGCACGATGAGTACTACAAGGCTCTCAAGGATACACGAAATAAATTGTATGAGATGCTAAATGAGGAAGGCTTGGCGTTTGACTTATGAAAGCAAGGGTTATGAAAGCATGGGTCAATATGATCCCCAGATGGAGAGTCTATTATAACCAAGAACTACTTGCCTCATTTGATACAGAATACTCCGCCCAGTTATATGCCGATTACCTAAATGCAAATTATTAATAAATATGAAAACACCAGTAGAAAGATTATTCGAATACATTCGTGATAAGTATCCCGAATCAATGCCTAATCAGGCAGAGCAAGAACGCCTATTGAGAAGTGAGCAGATACAACAACAGCTCGCCTACAATCAAGGATTTTTAAAAGCTAAACATTTATACGAAAAGATATGACACCAAAAGATAAAGTTGACAAAATCAACGCTTTGCAATTCCCATACGAGAAACGTAAATTGATTTACGAGTGGGTGAAAACAAGCAAAGTATCTTTACAACAATTTTTAGAATTAATCGAATTAACCATTGAATAATATGACACCTAAAGAAAAAGCAAAAGAATTAATACGACAATTTTATTCAGTCGGTGCTGTTGAATGCAAACAATGTGCATTGATTGCAGTTGATGAGGTATTAAATGTAATTGATAATTTTGAAATGATTTATTGGGAACAAGTTAAACAAGAAATAGAAACCTACGGAGGAGGTGAGTAATGAACGACAAGATAAAACAACTCCTTGAAAACGCAGAGCAATCAGATGCAATAGCAAGAAACAAATGGCGTATTGAAAATCGTGAACAATTAAGAGAAGAAAGAAAACAAAAATTAAAAGAACTAATGGAAAAAGATAAACAAGGAGGTGAGCAATGAGCGGAGGTGCATTTAACTACGCCCAGCATTCAATAAGAGACATTATTGACAAGCTAGATCGGGTAATGGAACAGCAGAACCAATTGAACCCAGACTACGGTAAGGATATTTGGGAACCAGAGTTCTTACGTGAAGATTCATTAGAGGTACAGCTTATTATTGCAGAGGGAATACACGCCTTGAAGAGAGCATATATCTTTGCCCAACGTATTGATTGGTATCTATCAGGAGACGATGGAGAAGAGAGTCTTTATCGCAGACTGCTCGAAGAGTTAAACGAATTAGAAGGAGGTAAAAACAATGATGTACTTAGTTAGCTATTCAACAGGAAGCTACGATACTTATTACCAAGAGTATGTATTTGTAACAGCAGATGAGCAAATGGCAATAGCATATACGGAGAAGTTTAACCGCATTCTTAACAATCTAAAAGACTACTTTAAAAAGAATATTAGCGATAGTATGTGGGATGACAGTAATAAGTACGACTGGTACAGATGGACTAGAATTATGGAAATGGATAGAGCAACATATCAAATGATTAATGTAAGATAAATATGAAAAGTAAAAACTTAGCACTGCTGTTAACAGCGTTATTGATTTTGATCGTCTTTGCGATTGTAGTAGCACATACCCTCGAAGAAGGAGTTGCCATTGTATGCTTGGTCTCATTGGCTTTTATTCTTTTTTATGGTTTATTATCTTCCATGCACGAACTAATTAAATTGACTAGAGATGAGCAAGATTGAACAGACTACAATACACCTCGTAGAGCCACGCTACAAGCTGACTCGTGAGGAAGATAATTTGACTAGGCGTTCTAGAGATGTAATGTGGCTAGAATGGAACGAGGAAGGTCACTGGAAGGATAGACATAGCGAGCCAGCAGTGGGTCGATCACTATTGATGTCTCCCTTTAACGATACTTTTACATGGATGACTACAGATATCGTTGAGATACTCGAGCAAGATGATGAATGCATCAGATTTAAAACTAAGAACAGCACCTATAGACTATGCAAGATTTGAAATTAGACTTAAAAAATTGGACAGCCGGACAGTACGCTGTACTTATTCTCCGTGAGGATTTTAAATACTCTTGGGCACGATGTGGTAATCGTTTAGGTATATCACGTCACGCAGCGAATGAGTTGTACAAGCGGGCAAAGATGAAAGAATATGAACAAGGATGATGTTTTTATCCTTTTGCGTTTTATATTTGTCCCCCTTTAAACTGAATAGAACATGAACGCAGATAAGTTGATTAAACTCGGGATAGACCTTAGAAATAAATGGAGCGGAGAAGTTAAGACTACTTGCCCCAAGTGTGCTCACCAAAGAAAGAAGAAGAATGATCCATCCTTAGGCGTTAATATAGATGATGGGGTATGGAAGTGTCACCATTGTGGTTGGAGTGGCTCAGTTAATCAGTATGTGCGTCCTGAGGCCCGTCCTCAAGTTAAGACTGAGGGTATCCTATCCTATTTTACTAAGAGGGCAATTTTATCTGAGACCGTAACTAAATTTCAAATCAGCGAGGGTGTAGAGTGGATGCCCCAAGACCAGAAGGAACATAAGGTTATCTGCTTCAACTATTTTCTTGAGGATGACTTAATCAATATCAAGTTCAAGACATCTGATAAGATGTTCAAGATGGTCAAGGATGCTCGCAAGATTCCTTACAATATCAATTCGATTAAGGATCAGGCCTATGTGATTATCTGTGAGGGTGAGGAAGAGTGTATGGTGTGGGACCAATGCGGTCACCAATCGGTTGTATCTGTACCCAATGGTGCTAGCAAGAACAATAATAACTTGGAGTGGTTGGATGCTGTGTACGATATGTTCGAGGGTAAGATAATTTACTTAGCCACAGACAACGATGAGCCAGGTCGTAAACTAGGTGAAGACTTAGCACGTAGGTTCGATGCATCAGACATACGCATCATTAGATTTCCAGAAGGGCAGAAGGATGCTAACGATTGTCTTAAGGCATTCGGAGGTCTCTTTGTATCCCGTCTGTTCGAAGATGCTGAGCACTTGCCAGTAGCTGAGATATCCTCGGCATCTGATTACCGTTCTCTTATTGAATCGTACTACGAGAGTGGCTATCCCGTGGGCTCCTTAGTGGATATGTCTGAGACCGATAACCATTTGTCTTGGAATCGTGGCGAGTTAGTAGTAGTTACGGGCATCCCCGGATCAGGTAAGAGCACGTGGCTAGATTATATGTTTATTCGCCTTGCTTACTTGAAAGGTTGGAAGTTCGGTATGTTTAGTCCTGAGAACATCGCACCACTCAAAATTACACGTATGACTGAGCAGTTGATGGGCAAGGGGATGAAGCAGATGAATCGACTAGAACTCGATCGTGGTATTTCAATCATTGATAAGCACTTCTGGTTTTACAATGTAGAAACTATGGAGGACTACAGTCTTACTGCACTGCTGAAGATTGCCGCCACCATGGTTAAAAGAAACGGAATTGATTGTCTGTGCTTAGATCCTTTCAACTATATTGAGCAGGAGAGTTCAGACGAGAGCAGTAATGAGAAGATTGGTAATCTGTTACGCAAGTTGAAACAGTTTGCCATTAAGTACAACGTGAATGTAACCCTAGTGGCTCACCCTCGTAAGATGGATAAGACCTCAGCTGGATACAATGTACCACGCCTTTATGATATTTCGGGCTCACACCACTTCTTTAACGTTCCCGATGTGGGTATTGCTGTTCACCGTACATTTGAGAATGGACAGAAAGACCCAGTAGAAGTACACATACAAAAAATCAAATACCATTTCCGTGGTAAGTTGGGCCGTGTTGACTATGAGTTCAACAGAGAGAGCGGTCAGTACTCAGAGGATGGTAAATTCAAATCGATATTAAACGAAAAACATGATATACAAGAAACTTCTGATGGTTTGTTCGAATCACTTCAAGCGTGGGGAAAGGGTCAAGGAATTCAACCTATGTCCCTATAACTACAACCAGTTCTTAAACAAATCAATAACCTATAGAAAAGTTGAAATTCCCTTCGTTTGCGAAGGATGGATTAAAATTGATAATGCTTATTATTTAGAATTAAATACCACATTTGGTACTGTATATATTACTGACTATTACTACACGCTATGCTAAAAATATACGACATTGAAACATTTGCCAATTGCTTTACCTACACCGATTACGATCCAGACACCAAAGAAACTAACGTGTTTGTTATCTCGGCATTCAGGGATGAGCAGAAGGAATTCAGAGCCTACTTAGATTCTATCTCCAAGGGAGGAATGGTAGGTTTTAACAACTTACATTTTGACTGGCCTGTAACAAATTTCATATACAATTCGTTACAAGTTACAGCCGAACAAATCTACGCATACGCCCAATCTGTTATCACTCAAGAGCAGAAGACCTACTCCAAGGAATGGATTAAGCAGTTAGATCTGTACTTGCTCAACCACTACGATAACAAGGGGCGCTCTTGCTCTTTGAAGGCGTTGGAAGTCCACCTCGGTTGGGACAATGTAATGGATATGCCATTGGCCCACACAACACTCATAGATGA